TTTGGTGGTTGACCAATAATTGCCAAAATGCTATAATATAGACATATTGTAACAAAAGGAGCCTGAGATGACATACGCAACAATCCAAGAAGTCAACACTTCTATCATGTTCAGCAATTTTACAAATGAGCAACTCAACAGCATCAGCGATGCGGTGAACTATGCTCGTGCCCAACTTCGTGCAACCAAGATTCGTTCGTTCACCAAAGGTGACACAGTGAAATTTCACAGCACCAAACGTGGCGTCACTGTCACAGGTACTGTGACCAAGGTTGCTATCAAGTATGTCACAGTCAAAGACGGTGCCATGCTGTGGCGTGTGCCAGCCAACATGTTGGAGGCAGCATAATGAATGAGTGGATCTTACTTGTTGCCTTTATCAGTCCTGGTGGCAACTTCATGGACAAAGTGCCCGTGACCATGCCTAGCAAAACGGCCTGCGAGAAGGCAATCAAAACACTGCCCAAAAAAGGCGAGCACCCAATGGGTGTACAGTACCGAGGCGTGTGTGTCACACAGGCACACTGGAATGGTACTGAACCAATGAAAAATGTTCCACTTGATTGACGGAGAGAAACAATGAAACAATATTTAAATCCAGATTTTATCCTACAATTTCTATGGTTTATCGTCCTTCAACCCGCAATATTCTTTGTGAGTATGGCGGTGTTTGTTCAAGCCATTGTTCAAAGTATCTGGGGGTAACATGGGATTAGACATGTACGCATACGTGGCCGCTCGGGCAGGCCAGCAAGCAGAATTTTACGAAGGCTCTGAATGGGATCCTGATCATAAAGAGCATCGCAACCCCAATGTCAACAAGCCACGTGAACTGGCTTACTGGCGTAAGCATCCTAACCTGCATGGCTGGATGGCTCAACGCTGGTTGGCACGTGAAGGCAATGCATTACGAGAAACAGACAACTTCAACGGCGTTGAATTCGAACTCACGTATGATGATTTGGATGACTTGGAGTATGCAGTACAAAACGATCAACTGCCAGGTACGTCAGGATTCTTTTTTGGCAATGACGCAGATGATTATTACAAGCCCAGCGATTTGAAGTTTATTCAGGAAGCCCGTGCAGAAATGTTCTTGGGTTTGAAAGTATTCTATAACTCATCATGGTAACACTGTAAATATATGAATGACATTGACTTTGCACACAAACAATTCAACGGTATCACTGTGGCAGCCGATTGGATAAGAGACTTAGAAGCATCTGACAGTCGCTTGCACAAAGAACGAGTGATTGAAAAAGCCTTGATGGCCTCAAAGTTGGGCAGTGCCAATGCACAGTGTTTCTTGTTCAACTGCTATCAAGCATACAATCCCTATTACACATTCCATGTGAAACAGGTGCCCGAGAGTTCTGGCATTGAGCATGCGGAAAATCCTTGGCCTGTGTTCTGGGGCTTGCTGGAAGGCCTGCGCACACGATCATTCTCTGGACATCGTGCCAGAGATGCTATCTTGGAAACAATGAAACGTTTTGATAGTGTAGAGTGGAACAATCTTTGCAGACGTGTTATCACCAAAGACCTGCGATGCGGCATCTCAGAAAAGACCTTGAACAAAGTGTTGGGCAAAACAGAGTGGCGGATCCCAGTGTTTACTTGTCAGTTGGCACAAGATTCCACAGATCAACCCAAGAAGCTGAAAGGTATCAAACGTCTGGAATGCAAGTTAGATGGTGTGCGTGTGCTGGCAGTGATCGATGGTGATGTCACACTGTACAGCCGCAATGGCAAGGTGTTTGAAAACTTTCCTGAAATTGCGGATGCCATTCGACAACACAGCACCAAGTTCATGCTGGGCGATGGTGGTGGTCACAGAGTGCAACACCGCCTGGTATTGGACGGTGAGATTGTGGGCGAGAGTTTTCAGAAGTTGATGAAGCAAGCACATCGCAAAAGCAATGCAGTGACCACGGGTATGACGTATCATATCTTTGACATGTTGCCCTTGGCTGCATTCCAAGAAGGACACTTCAACGCACAACAACACAAACGAATTGAGAGTTTGGAACGTGCTCGGGCTCGATTGCCCGAACATGGTCCCTTGCAGATCATGAACGGCTTGGATGTGGACTTGGACACAGCCGAAGGTCATGACATCATGCAACGCTATGCCGAAGCCGCTGTAGAAGGTGGATTCGAAGGTATCATGATCAAGAGCATGGATGCCCCGTACCTGTGCAAACGCACTGACTCGTGGATGAAATGGAAACCCACAATCACAGTTGATTTGAAAATTGTGGGTTTTGAACAAGGAACTGGTCGCAATGCTGACCGGTTGGGTGCTATAATCTGTGAAGGAGATGACAATGGAAGACATATCTGTGTTAATGTTGGCAGTGGCCTGTCTGATGGCGATAGGGATGAGTATTGGCGCAGCCGGGATCTTCTTCTTGGTCACTTGGTTGAGATTCAAGCTGACGCAGTCACACAAAATCAAGACGGATCATACAGCCTGAGATTCCCAAGATTTTTACGTTTTAGAGATTTTGAAGCTGGAGAAAAAGTTTGAATAACTGGGCTGAATTTTATCAGAATATTCGGTTCAGTAATTTGCCCGAGGCCCATGACTGGCCTGATTGTTCGAATTTTGAAGATGTAAAACATTTATCAGTTGAAATTCAATTGAAAATTTTAAATACTAATTTGAGTTGGGCATTTCCTGTTAAAGAAACATCATCGGTTATAACACAGTTAGCACAATCTCCGGAAGAAATTGCCCAGTTGTGCCAACCTCCCGGTGTTGATTATTTTTTAGATAATCCAACCTTACTGTTGTCTCATGAAACTGACTGCCAAGGTATAAAAATAAAGTATCATCCCAGCATGGAAGGCGGGGGAATACACAGAGCGCCAATGTTTATAGAAGTGTTGTCTTTGATTGCACCCAATAAGATTTTCAATCACTGTTTAGAATGGTGTTCTGGTCCTGGATTCATTGGATTTAGTTTGTTAGGCAAAGGATTGTGTAAGCAACTGGATTTAGCTGATATTTGGCAACCCTCTTTGAGTGCTGCCAAAACTGTAGAAGCTCCTTGCAATGTTGATACCTGGCACATTAGAAATCTGTGTGATATACAACCACCTAGAATGTATGATTTGATAGTGGCAAATCCTCCTTGGTGGCCAGGCAATCTACTGGAGCACAATCGATTGGGTTCTGATCCTGGGCTGGCAATTTTGAAAAAGTTCTTGTCAGATGCCAAAAACTATTTGACTCCCGATGGGCTAATCGTGTTGGTTGAAGGACAAACTTATACTGGGCCTAAAGACATTTCAAATGCGCTGGCTGATACTGGACTTGAACTGACACACGTTTTAGAGCATTGTGACAAATGGCATTGGTTTGTGGGGATTGAACACACTTGTGATTTTGAAACTGGAGAAAAAGTTTGAAATATTTTGCCTATGGCATGAACACTAACTTGGACCAAATGGCTGCCCGATGCCCGGGTGCTGTTTGCTTGGGTCCTGCATGGATCAACGACTATGCCCTGGTGTTCCGCTATTGTGCAGACATTGAGCCTGTGGCAGGCGACTGGTGTGATGGTGTGTTGTGGGAAATCACAGAAGACAACCTAGTGGCCCTGGATGCCTTGGAAGGCTATCCCTATCACTACACACGCTTTTCGGTGCTGGTGCATACTGATCGCGGTAGCGACATTGCCTTGGTATATCAAATGGTGGATCAATCATTTGAGGAGGCCCCCAGCACTCACTACTACAACATGGTCACAGAAGGCTACGTGCAAAACAGTGTACCTGTGGACCAACTAATTGTCACAATGGAGTTATCATGATTCATCTTAGTTTTGGATTGAGCAATCCTTGGGGTCGGCCCTTTGACAACCTGTGGAACAGATCAGGATTGATCACCCGCCACATGGCCTGGGAAGTAGAATTGTGTGTTGTCAAAACACTGATTGGATTTGAAATCAACTACACCCGGCGCCAGGATCATGCTGGACTCACAGTGGAACTGACCGTGTTTGGTCGTAGCATATCATTTCAAATCTACGATACCCGCCACTGGGACTACACTACCAACACCTGGAAAGTGTATGACTAAGAAAATCTACTACGAAAAACGTGGACGCAAGTACGTACCCGTAATGGAATATGATGAGGACCTCATGGATGGCCTACCCTATGGCAATCACATGATCATGGTTTACCCAGGTGGGCAGAGCACTCGCTACAATATTAATCCTGCCTTGGCGCCCATGATTGCCGCTGGTCGTGTGGCAGAGGATTGGATGAGTGAGGCTGTGCGTGATGCCAGTGCCATGCGTCCACGCCGCCACCCACTTACCCAAAAGCAACAACAGGCCTGGCAACGGTTGAATAAAGCCCTGGGCGATGATGTTTACACTTTGGAAATTGCCTGTGCCAGAGACATCGTCGAAGCCGGTATCCGGGCCATGCAAGCGGAAGCCCAACAACTGCTGACCAATCCTGCTGTGCGACTGGCCTACGAGCAGTTTCTCCTGGTGTGCGAATTGACTAAACAATCAGTTGACAACGCCTGACTTGCGCAGTATAATTACTGTGCATGACCAGGGAGGTGGGTTGTTTAATGGGCATAGCAGGAATAGATCTGCAACCGGACCTGCTGTGTGCCGTGGCATCAGAAACGTAAATCCCGTAGGATGAGACACTGTCTAGACCTGGCAACAGGTCAAAACACTGGCTGGTACCCAGTGGAGTATGCCTTGTAGATAAAAACAGTGAGAAGGATAGAAATGTCTGTTGAAATTGAAACCTCTGCGTTGAGTATGTTTGAATCCCTTGACTCTCTTAGATCAACGCCCTTGGTCATGCACCGTATTCAGGTTGAGTTGCGTGATATCAAAACATGGTATGCGGTAATCCGTGAACTCAATCAAGTGTTTGGTGCCAACAACTGGAAGGGCCAAAATCATGTCAAACGCCGCCTGGAAAATTTGATCTGGGACGATAGCAAGACCATATGGGTTTGGTTTGACGTGCCTGATCAAAAAATTGCCACATGGTTGGCAGTTAAACTAGCCGTCACAGTCCGTATACCACCCGGTAAATAAATCTATGTTCCTCAGTTATTTTACATTGTTAACCGCTCTTTCATTGAGCGTGGTTGCGGCCTGGTACAGTATACTTGGTCTTACTGCTATTTTTGCCAGCGCAGTCATACCCATCATAATCATGGGATCCATCCTGGAAGTGGCCAAGGTCACTGTCACAGTATGGTTGCACGAATACTGGCACCGTTGTCGACTGCTGATGAAGTGCTACTTGGTGCCAGCAGTGTTCATGCTCATGGTAATTACATCAATGGGCATCTTTGGATTCCTGTCCAAGGCACACAGTGATCAAAGCCTGGTGAGTGGTGATGTCTTGGCCAAGATTGCTGTGTACGATGAAAAAATCAAACTCTCAAAGGATAACATAGATGCCAACCGCAAGGCTCTTAAACAAATGGATGAGGCTGTGGACCAAGTTATGGGTCGAAGTACGGATGAAAAAGGTGCTGACAAAGCAGTTTCGCTACGCAGAGCACAGGCCAAAGAACGCAATCGACTGATTGCTGAGATTGCAGCCGAACAGAAAAAGATCGCTGTCATTAGTGAAGAACGAGCCCCTATTGCTGCCGAGGTGCGCAAGGTGGAAGCAGAGGTGGGTCCGATAAAATACATTGCGGCCCTGGTCTATGGCGACAATCCCGACACCAATCTACTAGAACGTGCTGTGCGTTGGGTCATCATCATCTTGGTTGTGGTGTTTGATCCGCTAGCCATCATGATGGTGTTGGCAGCCACAGAGAGCATGAAGTGGGAACGTGAGCGGCGATCGCAACCTGCGTATGAACCCGATGATGGGCCATTAACAGATGAGCAGATTGCACAACTACGTGCCACAGCGGAACCAGAGCTGCCTACAGGAGAGGTTGCTGAGACCAGCAAGTTGTTTGATGATCCGTCCAAGGATCCGCATCCACCAGGATGGATGTATGATGAACTCAAGTCATATCCCCTCAATGAGGCTGAAGTAGAAAAAGTTGTAGAAGAATTTGATCAAGTACGCCACGAACCTGTAGTATTCAATCAAGATTATTTGAATGCGGTGGCACAAGATATTGAGACGGAAGACCATGACAACCCTGGAGTCAAGGCAGCAATCAAACAATGGAAGAGTGAAAACCCTGATCGTACAATCAAAGAAGAACGTGCCAAGTTGGCCGCTGGAAAAATTCAAGAATTGCCCTGGATGGGCCTAGTAGCAGACAACGAGTTGGGTAGAGAACCCACTTCGGGCTTTGGTATCTCTTTCCCTGCCGGCCCAGTCAAGGGCGACACATTCATGCGTGTGGATCAAATGCCCAATGTGTTGTACAAGTTCAACGGACATCACTGGATTATTGTAGACAAAAATTTAACCGATAACTACACATACGACGATGCATATATCGAGCATTTGATTGTCAAACTCACAAGTGGTGAATATGACCCAGACATGTTGAGTGATGCAGAAGCTGATGCTATTGCTCGTCGTGTACGACCCATCAACACATGATCCTAGTAACCGGCGACCGCGGCTTTATCGGCAGCGAACTCAAACAATATCTCCTTGACCAAGGCCATGATGTACACGGCCTTGACTGGGACACACGTGGGAAAACATACACAGCCCACACACCCATAGAATGGATTTTCCACATGGGCGCCATCAGCGAGACCAATGCTGACAACTGGGATGACATTGTTCGCAAGAATATTCAAGACACGCAAGATTGGATAACAACTGCTGAACGATGGGGATGTGGTATCACCTATGCGTCAAGTGCCAGTGTGTATGGTCCTTGGTCAAACAGTCCCGAATGGGGTCCGGTACAGCCGCAACATCTCTATGCTGTCAGCAAACTCACCATTGACAACTGGGTGGCTTCACGATACTTCTCAGTGCCTGTGCAAGGCATGAGATTCTTCAATGTGTACGGACGCAACGAAGCTCACAAAGC